CCGGGCATCACTAACTAAGGAAAGGAGAACCTACATGGATGATTTAATCCAGTGGCTGAAGGACTTAGTCCCTCAACTCGTCAGTCTTTTGAACGCTTTGGTTGCGTTCATCGAAAAGCTTTTCTCGTGAATACGAGATCCGCTTTTCCGGACTTTCATGGTTCTCCCCCTCTTTTAGTTAGCACGGGGGAGTGTCTTTTTACATTCACTAGTTGTGGATGTAACGAGCAAACGCTCGAGGAGCTTTAATATGACCATCATAAATCAGGACATAGACAACCGGATAAGTAAACCCGGTCGAAATGGCCCGTATCTATGGGGCATGACTCGTTCTCGTCATACGTCTGGAGGTGATCGGACGCCGGCTGATAAGCTTGCTGGCGTGTACCCCGATCATCCTTATTCAGGCAGTATAGCGGAGATCTTTTATGGTGATTACGCCACTAAGGTCGTCGAGTTCGGGAGTGTGGTGTTTAATGGGAGAGCCGGTTTTAATGGCTCAGGAATTTCCTATACCCAACCTCGCGCCTGGGATGCAAATGATGAAATCCAACTTCTTGGCAAGCTAGGCGATAAATATCGCAATGGCGCGCAGTGGAACGCGGGTATCTTCGTTGCCGAGCTCGGTAAAACTACCGATCTCGTAGCGTCCCGGATAAAAGCATTCGGCCGTGCTGCACTTCAAGTCAAGCGTGGTAATCCCTCTAAGGCGCTTTCTATCCTTAGAGAGAAACCTGGTCCCGGCCGCAGACCTTATAAGGTCGAGGATTGGTACCAAGCTTGGCTCGAGATGCGGTACGCATGGCGTCCTATGCTCAAGGATATATATGATCTTTCAGATAGTATCCGACAGCTAGACGTTCCTCGCCAAAAGTCGCTTCGTGTTTCTTCGCGAATAAATAGGACGATAATCCCTAGTGGCGGTGGTATTAAAACCGTCACGGGGAAAGGTGCCTACGTGAAATACATCCAAGCTACTCTAAGTGAGAAGCCGTTTTCCTTTCCTGCGTACCTGGGTCTTGATGATCCTTTATCTATTGCGTGGGAAGTTATCCCTTTATCGTTTGTCGCTGACTGGTTCGTGCCGATAGGTAATTATCTATCCACGCGGAACATTGTTAGCGAGATGGAGGGTAAGTTTGTGCGTACGACACACGATTGGTACCGTGGTCGCGTCACTGAGATGGTCGCCTTTGTTGGCGACGCGCAGTTCAATACGCAGCGTAGCGATCCATCTGGCTATATTGCGCAAGTGAACATCACTCGGACTATTCATACAAGTCTTAGTGTACCTTTACCTACGTTCCGTAACCCGCTTGGCGCAAGCCCGGCAACTCGGTTATTGGATGCTCTCGCTCTTGTTCAGAGCGTTTTTTCACCCAAGAGGTAACCCCTCTTTCACAGGAGTCAAATCATGACTGCACAAGCAAGCATCGTCGTTTTCGACGGCGCGGCCTCGCCCGCATCCCACACGTTTCTCGCGCAAAGCGTCGTTAAAGACGCAAAGCTCGATGAAGTTGTCGCTATCTATCGGGAAGGTGTTACATCCGTCCCGGTATATGCTCAGGGAGTTATCACCCTGAAGCTGAAGCGACTTCCCTCGGGCGTGTGGAGGGCGAACACTCGGATCGAGATCCCAGTAATGGAATCCGTCTCTGGGCAGAACGCGGCTGGATACACAGCAGCCCCTAAGGTAGCGTATGTGAATACGATTGAATCCACTGGATTCTTTCACGAACGCTCCAGTATTGCGGAGCGACGCCTTGTCAAGCAGATCCTGACGAATGTCAGCAACAACGTTAGTACAACAGTTGCGGCAGCTACGTCGGGCCCTTTTGACGAGTTGTATTCACTCCTCACACCTCCGGGCTGATCCTTTTCTCACTTTACCTTTATGAGGTTATATATGGTTATGTTAACCACGTGGGATTCTTCATTGGATTCCGTTCAAAGTCTTGAGACTCTAAAGGGTCTCGCATTAAGGCACTGCGATAAAGCAGGTATACACGGCGCAGCATTAGCGGCTCTTATAAGAGCTTCTGATTTTGCGTCTGTATGTGCCTATGAGCTAGACTACAGCTGCGACCTACCAGTAGATGCCGTGATTAACGTCCGTCAAGCACTAGCGTTTTTTACTAAGCTTGACTTTTTGGACATCGGTATCGACAAGGAGGCCGTAGCCCGGTCGAAGTTCTTTAGTACTGAGGGTGATTGTCTGAGGACAAACCTTCTCTTCAATTTGTCAGCTTCTTCAGATTTCTATTTTCCTGAAGACGTTGAGCACATCTTGTCGATGGCTGAACGTAAAATTGCCGACCTATTGGGAGAGGTTCCGAGTCTTGAAGACCTCGATTACCTTTTCGGTCCTGGTGCAACCACATCCGTAAAAAGAAGAAATGCGTGCGCTCGTGAAAAATTGAGTGCCGTACCTTCGTGTAGTACGAATATGATACCCCTGGTTCCCCTCCTTCTTGGGGAGCTCCCTGCGTATTCTAGCATTCATGAGGAATATATCCCTCATGAGGGGTCTCGCTGTCCTGTTCATTTGCATGATGGACGGTTGAGTTTCGTACCGAAGAACGCTTCAACGTTTCGAACGGTAATGACTGAGCCAACTTTAAACGCTCTCTTCCAGGGAGCGCTTGGCCGAGTCTTATCTCAGAAATTGCGACGCGTGGGTCAGGATACTCGCGATCAAACCAGAAATCAAAAGCTGGCGCGAGCGGGTTCCATAACCGGAGCTTTAGCAACTCTGGACCTAAGCAGTGCTTCTGACTCAATATCGATAGAGTTGGTTGCCCGTCTCCTTCCTTATGAATGGTTTTCCGCGATGAGTTTATGCCGAACGGAGTCAATTTCTGACCGTAATAAGGTCATCCGTTTACATAAATTTTCGTCGATGGGCAATGGTTTTACTTTTCCATTGCAGACCCTAATATTCTGGGCACTCGCTTCGGCGTGTGTTAAGAGTAGTCGCCCCGCTGACACGCGTGTGTCAGTGTATGGTGATGACATCATAATAGGAACAGAGGCTGTTCCTCTATTCAGCAAGGTCCTACGTTGTGTAGGTTTCCAGCTGAATATGAGCAAGTCATACTGGGACGGCCCCTTTCGTGAATCATGCGGAAAGGACTATTACTTCGGGATTGATGTTCGCCCGTTTTATAGCAGACACTTAGTAACAGGAGAGTACCTTTTTCTCCTGCATAATCACTATTATCGTAATTATGACTTCGAATCTGCCGCGGTAGTGTTGGCTATGATTTCACCCACACTTCGTATCTATGGCCCAGACGGCTACGGTGACGGACATTTACTCAGTAATGAGTGGGTCCGTAAACCATGGCGTCGAAAGCATGGATACGCTGGATTCGTTTTCGAGACTTACACATGGAAGCCCAGATATCACTTTAGTGTGATGCGTGGTGACCATGTTGTCCCGATCTACTCAACCTATGTGCGTGAGAACGCATCTAGCGAGAGTCTCGAATCCGGCCCTACCCGCCATTCGGTGGGTATTGATGGCCTCGAGTTCCCGGTTTATGTTGTCCCGGGGCGAAGAGGCTATAGGCGTATTTTGATATACACTTTAACATCCTAAGATCTTCTTAGGTCTGCGAAAGCTGGAGGCCTG